CACCAGTATTATTCATTAAATTACCACCTGTAGCAGTACCCCCTCCAGCAGTAGTATCTTGAGCAATACCAGAAAAAGTTCCTGCTGCACCCCCATTGGCCGTCATCGTGGAAATGCCAGTTCCTGAAAATACTGAATTACCCCCTGCGTTTCCAGCACTGACCGTAGTAGCACTTGCATAGGCTCCACCACTGCCAATGGTAACAGTGTAATTTTGTGCCGCTAAAGAAAGTCTGGAAACAGCACAACCGCCTGCGGCTCCCCCTCTGGCATTATAAGAACTCTGTGAATTACCCCCAACCGTAGCCCCAGAGCCTCCTGAACCTATGACGTAAACAATCGCTTCCATTGCAACAGGACATGCCCAAGTTTGGCTTTCTTGAAAAACCATCGTGGGATAAGCACCTTGTTCATTATTACTACCAATTACTGCCATCTTTTAATTCTCCTAGATTTCAAGGAATCCAATCGTTCCATCTACATAGACAAGTTG